AGGACGTCGCCGACATCGGCGACGTGATCCCGTTCTCTGATTTGCGCACGCTTGATACGCGCGTCGGCGACGCCCTGCGGGCTGAAATGCGGGCGAACGGCGAGACCAACACTTGGCGTTTGCTGTCGAAGTTGAAAGACAGCGTCCTCGACGCGATCAACGACGCCGCCAAGAACCAAGCGAAATACGAAGCCTCGGCACCGGCGCGCGCCGCTGGTGATGGCATTGAGGCCCGCCTGCGCGCGGCGTGGGGCATCGATGAGGCCAAGGAGCCCCTAAAGCCGAACATGACTGGCAAAGATGCCGCCGGGCTAAACAAGGCCAAGCGCGTCCACAAGTACTACACGGAGACTTTCCGCGAGGGTCCAGTCGGTGAGGTGTTGAAGCTCGACAAGGGCGCGGGCAACTACAAGATCAGCTTCGACGCTCAGGTCGGCCCCAAGTTCTTCCGGGCGGGCGACACCGGCTTCGAGGCGGCGCAGGCCTTCCTTAAGGCTGCGGGCAAGGACGAGCGCGCCGTCAGCACGATGAACGACTACATCGTGTCGAAGGCGTTTGAAGCCTCACGCGATCCCAAAACAGGCCTCGTGGACCCCAAGCGTTTTGATGCGTGGAAGGCCAAGCACGAGAATGCGCTGCGGGCCTTCCCTGAGGCGCAGAAGAAGCTGGCGACCGCCGCCCGCGTGTCTGACGCGGCGGCTGAAGTCACGGCGCGCTCGCGCGAAATCATTGAAACTGCTCAGAAAAACGCGCTGGCTGATGTGGTCGGCGCGAAAGATCCAGAGACCGTTGCAAAAACGGTCGGCGGCATTTTCGGCAAAAAGAACGGCCCCGCCATCATGCGCGACCTTGCGCAGGCTGTCCGGGGAGACCCAGACGCTCAACAAGGCCTGCGCCGGGCTGTCGCCGACCATATCCGAACAAAGTTCTTATCAGTCATTGAGGAAGGCACCTCAGAGGCGAATAAGATCAATTCGGCTTCTTTTCAGAAGTTTGTTCGCGATAATAAAAAATCTCTGGAGCAGGTCTTCGATAAGGCGCAGATCAACAGCCTGCAGGCCCTCGCGGACGACTTGCACCGCTACAATAGGTCTGTTGCTGGCAGCGGCTTGTCTGGACGCCCGACAACGGCACAGGATCTTTCTCCGACCATCCAAAAAGGGCAGTCCTACTGGGGCAACCTCGTCAAGGGAACTGGCGCGATCCTCGCACCGATTGCTGGCGGTGGCGCGGGTCAGGCGGCCCTCGGCCCAGTCGGTGCTTTGGCTGGCTTTACTTCGGTCGTCGCCGCTGAGATCTTGGCCGGTATGCGCGCAGCCGGAATGAAAAAGGTTGACGACTTGCTGACCGAGGCGCTGCTAAACCCAGACCTCGCCCGCAAGCTGCTGATGGCTGCGCCGACCAAGGCAGCCCCGGGCGCGGCGCGATCCGTCTCTGAGGGCATCGCCAATACACTCATCACCGGCGCGAAGCAGCCAGTGCAGGGCAATGCGGATCAGGAAGAGAAAGCGCCTCCCCTAACCATCAACGGGCCACGCACTGGCCGCGCCACCGGCGGCGCAGTCAACTTGATGGCGCTGGCCAAGGCCGCCAAGAAGCACGTCACGCAGGTCACCGAGCCGCTCCTGAACGAGAGCGACGACACCGTCGCGCACGCTCTGGCAGTCGCTGGCAAGAACATCTGAGGAGCCCCCGATGGCATCGACATTCACGACCAACAAGAGCATTGAGAAGCCCGCCTACAACGACTACGCCGCCAACCCGACGGGGTGGTCCGGGCCGGTCAACAGCGACTGGGATATTATTGACCGCTCCTTCGGCGGCACGACGGTCAAGAACCCTACGGGCGTCTCGGGCACGGTCAACTTGACCGCCGTTGAATATCAGTCGGCTATCCTCGTCTTCGGCGTATCAATCTCGACATCCGCCGTGTTAACGGCCAACATTATTTACTCAATTCCCTCAGGCGTGGGTGGAACTTGGAATGTCTTCAACAACACCACGGGCGCGTTTACGATCACGTTTGCAAACGCTGGCGGTGGGACCACTTTTGCCATCCCGCAGGGGGAGCGGCGGGTCATATATTCCGACGGGACAAACATCAGGGAGAGCGTGACCTTACCAGCCACGCCGACATTCCCCTCTGGTACAGCCATGCTTTTTGTGCAGACCAGCGCCCCAACCGGCTGGACGAAAAGCACGGCCCACGACAACAAGGCCCTGCGTATCGTCAGCGGCGCTGCGAGCAGCGGTGGCTCGGTTGCCTTCACCACAGCGTTTGCCTCTCAAGCGGTGTCTGGCGTGGTCGGCGACACTACGCTAACGATCAACCAAATTCCGGCGCACACTCATAGTTACACGTATTACAGAGGCCCAGCCCAAGGCGAAACCACTAGCTCGGCACAACTGGCCAACACCCTCGTCAACGGCACGACAGGATCAACTGGTGGCGGCCTGTCCCACACCCATACGTTTACCGGAACGGCAATCAATCTGGCCGTCCAATATGTTGACGTCATTATTTGCGTGAAGGACTAGCAATGCAGCTCAAAAATGGCACATTCTGCCCTTTGATAAAGAAAGACTGCGTGCAGCTCCAGTGCGCGTGGTTCACGCAATTGCGCGGGACGCACCCGCAGACGGGTGCAGAAATTGACGAATGGATGTGCGCCATTTCGGCCATGCCCATGCTTCAAATCGAGGTCGCCAAAGAGGCCCGCCAAGGGGCGGCGGCAACCGAGAGCTTCCGAAACGAAATGGTGAAAATAGACACCGAACAGAGGGTGGCGGCTCGGCGGGCTATTTTCCCAAGCGCGGGCTCCATGCTGCTGGTCGCGACGCCGGACGATTAGGCATTGCTTTATCGTCCTTCGGGAAGCCCCGGTAGCACAGCTTGTGGTGCTTCCGGCAGTAGGATCCCTTGTGCGTGGGCTCACAGCAGAAGGTGGCCCACCCGTCTGAGTTCGCGCCGGTCACGTACCGGCACTGGCCATATCTCAGCCTGACAATTGGGGCGTCGGGGGCGGCAACCGCCTGATTTTGGGGGTCGCCGCCGTCCGTCATTCTGCGGGCTTCTTTGCGAGGAGCGCCGCGTGCCGGGTAATGCCGTGGAAGATTGTGCTGTGGTCCCGGCCAAAGAGCGAAGCTATCTGCGGGAATGACAGGCCCCGCTGATTGCGGATCTCATAGGCCGCCTCGTTCCGAGCAAGAACGACCACATGCTTGCGTGACGCGCTCCTCATGTCCGCGACGCTGACGCGGTGCTTCCGCGCAGTGCGGTAGATGATCTCCTCAGAGGGGCTTGCGAAATTCGGCTCGAACATCCGCAGGATTGTTTCGCTGTCGGGCACGACCATGACCGCAGTCGGCGTCCTTTTCTCCACAAACGCCCTCTTGGGGTCATTGATGCGGGCCCTCACCGCCATGTAGTGCTCGTGCAGCTCTTGTACTGACATCATTTTCATCACCTTGATCGTCTCCATCATTAACGCATTGAAAGCTTGACGTATTTTTGACGGTAGTTCTCGGCCCGCTTTGACGAGAGCCGCTTATTCCACCCGCCCCAGCCCGAGACGTGGCACCGGGCCATGTCGCTGGACGTCTTCACGCCGTGCTTGATGCACATTTGCATGTGCGCCAGACCCGCCTGAATGCCGTAGTCGCACTCATAGAGGCGCTTGGGGTCGAAGCCGAGGGCTCGGGCGGATCCGTCCATCACCTGCAGGACGCCCTTGGCGCGTCCGTGGCGGGTCTTGGGGCCTGTGGCCCTACAGTTGAACGTGCTCTCAAGCTTTGCCAGCCGGAGGGCGCTGTCTACCCATTGTGGCCCCAGCTTCTCGCTGGCGCGCTGGGCGACGAGCTTGGCGACAGCCTCGCGACCGATGGGGATGGGGACTTCTGGAGCTTTCGCAGTGAAGCCGAAGAGGCTCAATGCCCAGTTTGCGGGTGCTTCCTGCGGCCCCTCTGAGGCGGCGGCGGGAAGCGCGATCAACAGGGCCAGTAGGGCCAAAATCTTTTTCATGCGTGTCACTCCTGTTGCGGGCAGGACCATTCTCTCCATCGGCCATGCGGTTTCGGGATCGTCAGTCTATGCGCCGGTGGAGGCTTTGGCCACCACCGGCGGGCATCAGGCGTTGAACAGCAGATCCTGCGCGCGCTCGACGTATTCGCCATCCTCGTTGCGAGCGGCGATCTCCAGCACCTCAAGGAGCATGCTCTCAAGGGCCTTGATGCGCCCCTTCATGCGGACGCCCTCGGCGATCCGCACGGTGTGGATGGCGGCCTCGGCCTGCCTGCGGCAGGTGCCGCAGAGGTCCCCGCACACCTTGCCCTCATCAATGCCCGCGCAGATTTGCGCGGCGACGTCGTCGATCATGCTATTTTCCACGGAACATCCCCACGATTGCAGCCAAGCTCAACACAACGATCATCAACATAATCAGCCACGCGACGATGATCACGGGCAACATAACCAAAAACTCAATCATTGAAGAAGTCCCTCCAAAAAAGGTGACAGACTGCTGCCATTCCAACCCAAGCCATGACAACCACTGGGATCATTAGCAGCACAGAAATTGCTTCAATCATTCTCCTTCTCCATCAATTGACGCTTCAGTTCGTCGCGCTGGTGCCGCACTTTGCCCAGCTTCCGCCGGAGCTGTTCCTGATATTCGCGGGCGCTCGCAAGCTGCCGCTCAATGTACTCAATGTGATCCGCCGCCTTGAGCGACGCCTGACATCCGTCCTCCGCCGCCAGCTTGCGCAGGACGGCCTTGTGATCAGTCGGGGTCACGGCGCGGCCTCCCATTTTTACGGGGCGGTGCGCCGTTGCGCCGCGCGATGAGCCGGACGTAACTGGGGCACGACAGCCCGAACAGGCGCGCGATGTCGATCATCTTGCGCCCGGCGAGGTAGTGCTGCGTAATGATCTTGTCGCGCTCTGCGTTTTTTCGCATGGTCATTTTCCCCCAAAGGTCGCCTTTGTTACAAAGGCTCAAAACCACACTTTTCGTTTGATGCTCGCTTCAATCGGGTCGCACGGCCCTTCAATCAAGTCATTCGGACTTTCATAGTGCGTCCAAGAACCGTCTTTCATCCACGAGTAACACCCCCAGCTTTCCGCGCGCTTAACCGCGCCATGAACGGGGTGGGAGCCGCCCCCATCCGTCGCGTAGATGCGGACTTCGTTCCAGTCGCGTGTGCGGTATTTCTTATCAATGTCGATCATGTTATTTTCTCCCGAATGTTATGTTCGTCTCCGCTCTGATGTCCTGATTGCGCCACGTCCAGCACTCGCCCGTGTCCTGAAACACGACCCAACACAGGTCGAAATCAATCCCATAATCAATCAGGATGTGCGCCAGCCCCTTGCCTTGCGGCGTCACGACGGGCAGGGGCGGATCAAGTCGCAGCATCATCGGACGCCTCCCCCTCAAGCGCCGCACGGGCGATCTTGCCAAAGTCTCCAACGAAAACAGTTTCCCCGGTTAATGCATCTTTTTGAATGATTTCCAGAAGCGCCGCCCGCAGCCGCTCGATCTCGTGACAATATGGCAAATAATCGACACGGCTACACAGATAGACATTCGCAGCCCGCAGCTTTTCATTTTCTTCAACCAATATGCGAAGCTCTAGCTTGTCCACCGGCCACGTCGAACACGGGTCTTTATCCATCGCATCAAGATCAACCATCTGTCTTCTCCTTTAGTGCGGCGCGGGCAATTTCATCTGGATAGCTGTCATCCGACCATGTTCCGTCGCTGCCATAATTGGCATCGTCCGCGATCCTCCAAAGCGCCGCGTCCTTGCGAGCGATCGCCTCCCGCAGCCGCTCGATCTCGTCAAGTGCAGCCTGAACATCATCGGGATCGCACCATGCTTCATGGGGATATTTGCGTTCAACCCGTATGTAATCTTTTAAGTCCACGATAAAATCGTCAGTCATTGGGCTTTTCCTCTCCAAGCGCGGCGTAAGCTAATTCAGTTTGAAGTGTCCACCCATAAGCGTCATAATCTGCAATCTCCTCCAACGCCGCCCACAGCCGCTCGTTTTCGGCACAAACATCGGCAAGGGCCGCATCATTGTGCGCAATAATGCCGCGCAGCCGCTCGATCTCTACGCCAGCCTCATGCAACGATACTTCATTGCATTGTGCGCTCCGATAGATCGTCGCGTCGCCCGGGAAATGGACGCCGTAGATGTGGTGCCCAAAGCTGTCATCCAGCCAGTCGGCCACCCTAATCTCGCCCGTGATGGGGTGCCGTGCCAATGCGTGGTAGTTGCTCATCAGCCCTTCTCCTTTTTGCTACCGACTTTTGAGGTCATTGAAAAAGTCATTGTATTCCCGCAGCTTCGTGGATCGGGCTGGGTGCTTTAATTTGCGGATGGCCAATGCCTCTAATTGGCGAATACGATCTGGGGTAACACCCATGTCGGCGGCGATCTCGTCTAATGTCTCCTCACGTCCCGTGATCAGGCCAAAGCGCCTCTCAAGAACGTCCCGGTATCGGGGCGACAGGCATTCATCCATAATCCGCGAAAGCATGGGCGGGAAATCGCCCAGCATCTTTCGGTCATCAGGCGGCAGCGCATCCATGCGCAGGCTGCCAGCGATTTGCATCAAGTCGTTTTTATTCGCTTCGATGTTGTAGGTGTTGCTGGCAAGCGGCCTGTCTCGGCGCTCCGGCGGATAAATGTGATCAGGAAGCAAGTTGAGTGCGTCCGCCAACTTAGAAATATGGAGCGTGATGGCCCCCTGCTTGGTGTAAAATGGAAGCGTAAAATTGATGATTGCAGCGACAAGGTGATATGTTAGCTTTTTGGCGCGGCAAAATTCCGGGATGCTGTCAAAGCCCAGCTCTTCAATGCGCTTCAGGACCACATTGTTGCGAATTTTAATTTGGAAGCGATATTCATCGGTCATCATCATCTCCATAAAAGGGGGCGGGCGCTCACGCGCCCACCGTGGTCAATTCGGCTTCGCGTCGCTCTCTTCCATCGCGGCCTTGGCCGCATCAAAGTTGGTGCGGATGAGCATCTCAACGTCGTCATAGAGGGCGTCGAGGCCGTTAATGGCGTGCTCGACACTGCTTGCCCCGCCGAAGAGCAGCCCGGCCACCATGTTGGTTATAAACGACCCCACCTGCTGAATATTCTCATTGATGTCGCCGTGCGGGATTTGGTCCAAGATGTGGGCCGCCAGCGCGCGCATGTGCTCCCGTTCGAGGAACTCGTTCTTAATCTCGTCGCTCATTCTGCATCTCCAAGTTGGCCAGCGAAGGCCAGATAATTGATCGCGTCGGCGTATGTGTCGGCCTTCTCGGGGGAGGTCTTGAGCCTCGACAGTTTCATGGCCACAAGAAAAAGCGCCGCCTGATGGCAAGTCAACTCTACACCCGTCATTGCATCAAAAATTGAAACGATGCGCATAAAGTTCTCTTCAACGTCGCCGTAGTCTTCGCCGCGCTCGTCAACAAGCGTGAGCGCTTTTTCCAAAAATTCAATGTGGTGCATTTTTATCTCCTATGCCTCGTAGTGGCTGCGCTTGGCGTGCGTAGACGACACGACTTCCTTAACCTTGCCGATATAGAGGGGGTTGATCGCGATGCGGCCCACGGAATAATGCCCCTCGGTGCCTGACGGCATGTTCGCGTCACGGTAAAATTCCTCGACGACGATGAAGTCGTGATCGGCGAGGGCGTCGGCAAATTGATCGACGGACGTGGCCGGGTGTTCGCAAATAATCTGGTGGATCGGAACGCCGGAGCGGGCAGGCATATTCATGGTGATGAGAAATTTCACGTCGATCTCCGTGGTGTGGAGGGGCGAGCCGGAGCCCGCCCCAGTGAATTAACCGAAGTCCTCTTCGTCGTCCGGGGCCGGGCGGGGTGCCGGTGCGGCGGCGCGCGTGGATCCAGTCGAGGGCGGAGCGCCACGGGCAGGAAGCGGAGCCGGGGCGACCACCGGAGCCTTAGCCTTGGCCGCCTCGTCAAGTTCGACGGGGCGCTTGACCCACGCCGTGATCTCAAAGATCGGCTGGTAGTTCGTGCTCTTCTTGTCGCCCGAGCCGCTGGTGAGCGGGACGGTGTCTTTGAGGACCACGACCGGCAGCTTGCCGGGATTTGCCTTGACGCCCGCAAGATAGTCATCGTGCAAGACGTTGAGGCCAGCCTTCATGACGCCCGCCGTGCTCGCGAGTTCGCGGCAGCCACCGCCGCACTCGGAGTGCAGCTTGACGTGCATGCGGAAGCCCTCCTTGTGGCTGGCGCTGGGCTTTTCCACGTTGGGCACGTCCATAGGCGTCATTTGAAAGTCAGGGGCCGAGCCCGCGACAAATGCAATCCAGCCCGTCTCGACGTTTTCAAAGTCGAACACGGCCTTAAAGTTGCGCGTGATATCGACTGGCGTCGAGGTGCCTTCCTCGCGATCAACGCGGAAGAAGCGGCCCGCACGGGCGTCGTATTTGACGATGGGCAGGAAGTCGCCGCCACCCGAAGTGCCGGTATTGCTAAAACCGAGAGCCATTTTCATTTCTCCATTGTGGGGCCGTGTGGCCGACCCCGAGCCTTCGCCCACATGGGCAGAACTTTTCAGCGCGAAAGATGTTCGCGCAGCAGATATCCCTCATGCGCCCAGATCTGACGGAAGGCGTCGTCATAGGCGTAATATTCGCCGATCTTGGTGTCGTGGTTCTCGGGGCTCGCCGCCGCCGATTGGCCCACAAACACAAAGCCGTTGCGCATCAGGATGAAGCAAACGGTGACCTTGGCCGCGCCGATGCTCTCGACGTGGAAACTGTGGCAGTCGATCTTGGCGCGGATGCTCTCCTCGGTGACGCGCGGCGCGCGGCAGTCCTTGAGCATCTCAATCACGGTGTCGGCAGAAATTCGGTCAGTCATCACATACCTCAAACTTTAGGGATGCCAGCAAGTCCGCAGTACCCCGAATTGTCTAACGGGGAGGTTTTTGCATATCTCCACATCATGCAATCTGAGCCTCGACAATTACCAACGGGCTGCATGTCATCGTCAGGCGTCCCGTCCTCCATTAACTCCACGACCATATTGTACCCCGTCGCCTTGCTCACTGGATTGTAAACCCGCGTCATCGGGCACCAATATTCAGCACTGTCTTCATCATTAACAATCATCACATCCCCCACAGTTCGAACGTGGCCTTGCGGGCCATCGGGTCAGAGAAATAAAAGCTGTCCACGTCCGGCACGACATATGACGCCAACACCTTGGGGTCGTCGCTCAGGGACAGGAACCTCTGGATCGTCATCCCGATCAGGCGCAGCGCCTCAAGATGCTCGCGAGCATTCTCAAGGGCGTAGCTCGCGGACTTTTTCGGGGTGACGTAGGAAACACGAGCATCGAGATTGTCGCCCCGGGAAGCGCGATAAAGCGCAACCTGCCGGGCGTGGTTGGTGGAGATTTTAGCCGGGAGCGCGTGCGTGGTCTTGATGTCGGTGAGGATCCCATGATCAGCCCACTCAATGTCGTAGAAGCCCAGCATCGGAACCATAAGGTCGATAAACTCATAGTGGATCCTGCCCTGCGTCGAGGTCGGCTTGCCGTAGGGCAGCAACTCCCTCAATCCGGTCTTTACGAAGTCGGCGATGGCCGCCTCCTCTTTTTCCTTCTTCGGCCCGCTCATGAGCGCGGTCAGCGAGGCAAACTCGCAGCGCGCGATGTCGATGCACTTGGCCTCAGACAATCCATCGACGAGGCCCGCGACAATGCCGCTCTCAACCGCAGTCCCACGGTGCGCGGCGGGGCCGACCGTGTCCTTCACCTTCATGAGCTTCTTGAGGATGAACATGGCCGGGCTGGCCACAAAAAGTGAGCAGCTAGACGGCGAAAGGTGATGGATGTCGTAGTGCTCGAAAGGGTTTTTCATCTGCTCTCAATCGGTAAGGTTCAGCACCATAGGCCGATTTGGAAAAGGGCGTCAAGCGACAAAATGTCGTTTCCTGCTGATTGACTTCGTGGACAAAATGTCTCACGCTCGCCGTTCACAGTGGAGAAATTTGCATGGAAAATGGCGGCATCAATTGGGAGCTTGTGCGCTACATCGGCATGATGCAGGGCGCGACGCGCCACGCGGTCAGCAAGTGGCGGCAGCGCAATATGATCCCGCACTGCTGGCGCTGGGGTCTCGTCCGACACAGCGGTGGCGAGATCCGGTGGGAGCACTTTGAGGCGATGGACAAGGCAAGGGACGCATCATGATCTTCATCGGCATCGACCCCGGCCTGAATGGCGCAATTGCCTTCTTCGACCCGGCCAAGGGGCACTTGTCTGTCGTGGACATGCCCACCTTTGAGGTGAAGCGCAACAACAGGGTGAAGCGTGAGGTCAGCGCCCACGGCCTCGCGAACATTCTTATGCTGGCGGGCGTTATTGAGGTCGTCCTCGAACGTGTCGGAGCCATGCCGGGGCAGGGCGTGACATCAGTATTCAGCTTTGGCCGCAGCGTCGGCCTCATTGAGGGCGTCCTCGCCGCCAAGAAGATGCCCGTCAGTATCATCACTCCGCAGGTGTGGCAGAAGGCGGCGGGCGTCCGTGGCGGCAAGGACGGGGCCCGGCAGCGCGCTTGCGAGCTGTTTCCCGCATACGCCGGGCTGTTTGCCCGTAAGAAGGACGACGGTCGCGCTGATGCCGCCTGCATGGCGTGGTATGCCGCCACCCGTTAACAATTGAGATTGATATGGAACCCGCAATGCAATTCGAACCCGACTTCGCCGACCCCATTGAATGGGCGCGCATGTACCGGGAACACGGCCTTCAGGTCGTGCCCGCCATGTCGCCCCGTGACAACCCGAAGCAGTGGAAGCGCCCGATCATTCCGTGGCGCAGCCTTGAGAACGAGCTGGTGCCAGACTTCACGTTCGAGCGGTGGTACGGCGAGGGCGGCGAGCACTCGCGCCGCACAAACATGGGCCTGATCGCCGGTGCCTGCTCGAACCGCATCTTCGTCATCGACCTCGACATCCAGAAGAACGACGCCGCCAAGGGATGGTGGATGGAGATGCAGGACCAGCAGACGCAGGCCGGGCAGCTCGAAACCGTCGAGCAGGTCACCGGCGGAGGCGGCCTGCAGCTCTTCTTCCGCGCGCCGGAGGGGTGGGTGCCGCCCACATGCAAGACCAGCATCGGTGTGGATATTCGCGGTCAGGGCGGCTTTGCCATGCTGCCCCCGTCCATGCACGAGAGCGGCAGGCAGTACTGGTGGAAGCCCGGCCACGAGCCGTGGGAGATGGAGTTCGCCGGCGCACCGCAGTGGCTGTGCGACGCAATCACGGATCTCGCTATCAAGTTTGGGGGCGCATCTGGCGTCAACCGTGTAACAGGCGAGCGCGAAGTTACTTCGTCGCCCGCACACTCCACAAACGCCTTCGGCATGATCATCGACGGTCGCGAGGACTACATGACGCGCGTCGTATGGGCTGCGGTCGTGGACCTTCGCCGCGATGCCCCGATCATGCCCACGCCGACCGAGTTGCAGGCGGCAATGATGGAGGCCTTCGCCAATTATGAGAGGCACGTCCGGAGCCGGATCTCGTCACCGGGTGTGTCCAATGCCGACCTGCTGGAGCGCGAGGGGCGGGGTATTTCGCTTTTCACCGGCAAGTGGGAGGCGGCTGTTGAGCAGTGGCACGACAAGGTTGCAGTGGCTGCGGAGGTGGCCAAGCCCGCCCGCCCTTTCGATGATCAGCCGACCACGATCAAGGGCTACGACTTCGACCCCGAGACCGGGGAGCTGACCGAGATCGTTATACCAGTTTCTGACGCTGCTCCCGAGCCCGGCAAGCCCGACCCCGCCCTGTACGAATTTCTGGACATCACCGCCATGCGGCTTCTTCCCAAGCCCGTCTACATGATCGAGGGCATTGCCATTGAGGAGGCGCTGGGCTTCGTCTTTGGCCCGCCCGGGTGCGGCAAGAGCTTCCTGACCATCGGCATGGCCCTCAGTATCGCCGCCTTCGTCGGCCAGTGGTTTGGCCACGACATCAAGAAGGGGGGCCCGGTGATCTACATCTCGTCCGAGGGCACGGGCGATATGGTCAACCGCATCGACGCATGGGAGCGGGAGGTAGGGGTCAAGGTCGAGGGATTGCCCTTCTACCTGATCCGGCAGAGCATCAACTTCATGCTCGCGTCCGACGTTGACCGTCTGATCAAGACCGTGGCCGCCATCACAAGGCTCACGGGGAAGTCGCCGGTCGCGATCTTCGTCGATACGGTCAGCCGCGTGCTGCCGGGTGCAGACGAGAACCTGCAGAAGGACATGACGCTTTTCATTGCGGCGTGCGACATACTGCGCACGACATTCCACGCGACCGTCATCGGCGTCCACCACACGTCGCGTGCGGGCAACATGCGTGGCTCGACGGTGTTCGACGGCGCGGGCGACTTCCTTCTCGGCATCGAGCGCGAGGAGGGCCAGACCATCGGCAACATCCACGCCAAGAAGATCAAGTCGGCGCGCGACGGCTGGGATCTGCCCTTCGAGCTGAAGACGGTGGTCCTTAACAGCCTCACGGGCGAGAGCAGCCTCGCGGCCATCCCGTGCGAGAGGGCCGAGGAGAAGGCCAGTGCGTGGCCGCCGAGGGATGTCTGCAAGAAGATCCTGCAGGCCATCGGCAGCGCGTGGCACAGTGGCAAGCCGTGGTCGAGCTACCCCCAGACACGCAAGCAGGGCAGGTACGCGGCATCGATCATCAAGCAGCGGTTCGACGTGCCTGAGAAGGTCGCAGAGAGCATGGTCGATGCGTGGTTGAACAATGGCGTCATCTCCTATGAGATGGTGGACAAGAACACCAAAATGCAGGGCCTCAAAGTCACAGGGAGCATCGACTAATGATCAACACACGCCGCGCCTTCCTGACGGGGATGGTGTCCCTCATCGCATCCCCCGCCATTGTCCGGGCATCAAGCCTGATGCCGGTCAAGATCATCGAGCCGGAGATCATCCAGATCAGCTATGGCATCACCCGCGTGGACGTCGCCCGCACGGGTGGTGGGGTCTGCTTGAGCAGGATAAGTGAACTCCTTCTTCCGGGGTTGAGGAAAATCGTTCTTGATGACGAAAAGTACGCCAAGCAATGGGAGGAGACCTTCAGATGACCCGCCGCTCCCAGCCATCCAAACGCCGCTGGATTGCCCGCATCAGGGCCGGAAAGTGGGTGCCGGTCATGGTCGTGATCGCGCTGGATCGCGGTCAAGACCTGCACGAGCGGTGGGATTTCCACCCCGAGGACAGTCGCTTTTTGAGGCTGCGGGAGCCAACCCCCGCAACACCCGCAGAAGGACAGAAAGACCAATAAAAACAATGCGGAGGTCATCCTCCGCAACCCCCGCAGGTATCTCCGATGAGGATTTCCGAGGTTTGCGGAGGTTGAAGGAAAAAGTCCAATGAAATCAATGCGGAGTTCTGCGGAGTTTGCGGAATTAGAACTCCGCAAAGTTTCAAAAATTTACGGAACTCAGACGGTGTAACAACTATTGTTGGTACTACATCCTGTCCGTCGGTTAGAGGCGACGACGGTAGGGTGAGGCGGGGTGTCGATGGAACCCCGCCGCTCACCGGAGCGTCTCAGCCGGACCTGCGCGGGGTCGGGGG